TCTCCTCTCGACTGTCGTGGAGTGCCGTGTGTGTCGACGGCCCCGCCGCGCCCAGGGCTGGCGCGGTCGACACCCGTCGCCGGCCTGGCGCCGGCGGGGAGCCGTCACGACCAGACCGGCGGATTCCGTCGCGCGGGACCCCTACAGGAGCCCGAGCGTGAGCTCGTCGTTCTGCCCGTCCGACGATTCGAGCGCCATGCCGGCGAACGTCCACGACACCTCGGTGTCGGGATCGTCCTGCTCGCCGACCTTCCACTCGACGCGCGGCATGTACACCCCGACGATGTTCCCTTCGGTGTAGCCGGTCTGCTTCAGGACCGAGCTCGTCGTCCCGGCCTCGGCCAGGTCGTAGATGACCGACTCGGTCTCCGCTAACGCTTCGAGGCTGCACCCGACCTCGCGGCGCTCCGCGCGGAGGATCTCCGACGCCGTCGCGACGCCGTACTCGTCGGTCCGCAGCTTGAGCCCGTTCGCGAGGCGCGCCTCGAACTTCTTGAACAGGTAGACCGTGTCGTTGACCAGCAGCTGCCCGATCAAGCCCGACGGCGGATTGCCCCCCACCGTCGTGAAGCCCCCCGGTTGGGCCTGGGCCGTCCCCGTGAGCTGCGTCGCGGCCGGTCCGGAGGCGGTGAACCGCGGCTCCTCGTTCGCTTCGAAGGCCAGCGACAGATCGTTGATGCCGAGCCCGGTGAGCTCGCGCTTGGTCGTACTCAGGTAATGCGCCAGCGTGAGCGAGATCGCCAGGTCGGTCGAGAGCGTGTACGTGACGCCGCCTTTGAGCGCATCCCCCGTCGTGGGTGCGGCCGGGAGCGCCGGTGACCACGTGAGCGCATTCGTCGCGACGCTATCGATCCGTCGCACGAACGGCCCATCCTCACCCGTCACCGTGATGAGGACCATGTCGCCCACCGCCAGGGCGCCGGCTGAGGCGACCGTCGCGCCGTCCGCGGTCGGCGACGGGGACGCCGCGATCGTCGTCGACAACGTGACATTCGTCACGGTCCCGAACGCCGCCTTGAGGATCGGATCGCACTCCGCGAGCGTATTGAGCGCGCCCGAGGGATGCAGCAGGCCGACCAGCGTCGAGAGGCCGGCCGTCTTGCGCCGGTCGAACCGCGTCACGGCGCCCGGCGAGCTCTTCTTCTCGCTCGACGTCACGCGATTGAACGGATCGAACGCCAGCCCGACGTCGATATGCCGGAGCGCGTTCGTGACGGCGAGCGCCTCCTCGACGTTGTAGTCCGCCTCTTGCTTGACGTAGACCTGTCCCTTACGCCCGATCTGCAATGCCATCGCTCGCCCCTTCCTCCTCGACCGCGAACCACTCCTCGCGCACGAAGTCCCGCAGCGTCACGCCGGGCGCGACGCGCTCGTTCAGATCCACCCGGACGCCAGGCCCGAGCGCCCGACTGAAGTGGTAGCGCGGCGCCAGGATCGCCGCCTCCACCCGACAGACCCGCCAGTCAGACCCACGCGGCGCACGCGTGGGCGCCTCCGTGACATTCCCGCTCCGTCGGCGTGTCCCCATGCTACGGCGCTCCGTATTCCCGGTAGACCCGCACGTCGGCGGACACGACCGCCAAGACCCGCGCGCCCCCGACCATCATCCCCATCTGCACGTCCGTGATGCGTGTGTCGACCGCGAGCCCGCTCCGCGTCACGTCCGCGACGATCGCCTTCTCGACGTCTGCCTTGAGCCGCTGAAACACGTTCAACCGACTGGTCGCGACGAGCGGCGCCGCGTCGGCTGCGGCCGTGATATCGATCGGGATCGTTTCGCGCATCCGTGACGCCGGGAGATACTCGATCTGCCGCCCCGGCGACACCTCGACGATCAGGAACGGTTGCAGGTCCAGCACGCCCGTCAAGGCCTCGATGTGATCGGCCGGATCGACGGAGACCGCCGCGGCCGCGACGTCATAGAAATACCCGCTCGCGATCGCGATCCCCTGAAGCGCCGTCTGCACGTCGAGCACGATCTGATGCTCGAGTGGCTCAGGCATCGCCCGCCCCTTCGGCGGCGCGGAGCCCGGTCCCGACCGCGACCTCGACTTCGCGGCTAATCCGCGCGGCGTTCTTCCGCGCGAAGTTCTTGAAGATCGCCCGCCGCGGGAACACGATCGACCGCCGGAGCGCGAACAGGGGCACGACCTCTCCGCCGGCGGTCTCGCCGAGGACGACGTCGTTCCGCACGAAGGTCCGCGACATGCCCGCGAGGCCGGGATTCGCCTTGACGTCCTTCGCCTGATACCGCGCGGCGCCGTGCCGGTTCGCCATACGCCCGATCGGCACCGCCAGCGCCCGCGCGGCCTTCGGCGTAATCGTCGCGCCGCCCTCGAGCGTCGCCAGGTGGGGCGCCTTCGCGAGATTGCCGCCGATGATGACCGCGACGTCCCCCCGCACCCGCGCCCGATCGAGCTTCGAGAACACGGCCCGTCGCGCCCGCCCGCTGCGCTTTGGGATCAACAGGCGGATCTCGTTCCGGAGCGTCTGTCCCAGCGTGCGAAAGCGCGCGGTCACATCGCGCCGGACGAACTCCTCCGCGAGCCCGAGTGTCCGCCAGACCTGCCGCGCATCATGTTCGAGCTTCATGCGACCACCGGCCGGCGCCACGCGTCGAGCGTGCGCCGAATCTCGACCGGGAGATCCGGCTTGATAAACACGTTGCCCGGCCCGACCGAAATCTGACTCGCCGCGACGGCGTTGGTCCGGAACTGCGTCCACAGGTACTTGACCAGGTCGAGGCCGGCGCCGTAGATGTCGCCTGGGAGCGTCGCGGCGTCTTGCGCGCCGTAGCCGACCGGATAGCTCACCGCCACGTTCTGGAACAACGCCGTGAACACGGACGGATCCGCGGTCGTGCGCAGCCGGACGATCCCGCGCGCCAGGTCGAGATCGTAGTCCGAGGACGTGATCGTTTTCGGGGTGCCGTCCTGCGTGTCCTTGATCGTGAGCGAGGTTAGGCTCGTGATCGGATACCGGTCGAGCCGGAGCGTGGCCCGTCCCGTCCCGTCGTACACGTCCTCCACGGTCCGCGTCACAAACAGGACGCCTGTCTCGCCCTCGATGAACTCGCTCACCCGGTCGGCCAGCTGCGCAAGGGCCACGTCGTGCGTCGTCGGCGTCAGATCGAGATACGCCTTCACGGTCGCGAGCGAGAAGAGCGTCGTGGCCCTGGTGGCCATCAGCCACGCCTACCGCCACGTCCACGACCACGCCGCGCGCTCGACGGGTCGGCCGTCGCCCGCTCGGCCTGCGGCTCGGCGGTCGCCCGCTCGGTGCCCGCGGCGCCGCGCACGACTTCCGCGACCCCGCGCCCGATCCAGGACGCGGCGTCGGCGTCCGAGGCCTCGACGACGGCCCCGCACGGATGGCCGGCCACGGCTGTGAGAATGCGTAACACCTTCATCGGCCCTCCAGGTACAGATAGAACGTCCCGAGTTTGGCGTTGCCGCCGTCGGCCACGACCACCGTGACCGCCTCATCGGCGACCGGGATCCGATCGAGCACCGCCGTGCCGCCGGCGGCGTAGAGCGCGGCGGCGTTCAGCACCGTGGCCGTCGCCGCGCGTGGATACGACTGCACCGCAGACGTCCCCAGGTTCGTGATCGTGAGAATCGGCAAGCCGCTCTGCTCGGCCGTGATGGTGATATCGGCGCCCGTGTCGAGCGGCGACGTCACATCCGGGACATACCGGACCGCCAGGACGACGCCGAAGACCGTCCGCGTCTGGACCGTGACGTCGCCGTTCGCATCGGTCGTGACGGGGACCGTGAGCCGGACGATCTGCGCGGCCGCGGGCGAGGACCATCCCAGCGCCCACGCGAGGCCGACGACCACGAGCGCGCGTCTATGGATCGACAAAGGTCACCGCCTGCTGCGTGGCGCCGTTGTACAGGATCACGACGCTCGTCCGGCCCAGCGTGCCGTCGCCAGTCGTGACGGTCACCACGCAACTGACGGTGGTCCCAGCCGCGCGATAGAAGTCACGTTGCTCGGCGGTCAAGTCCGCGCCAGCCTTGCCCCCTGGGTGCTCGAATGTCAGGGCTTCCCCAGCCAGCAGGTCGGTGGCCACGAGGTCCACGGCGGCATAGATGCCGTTCGGATCCTCCGTGTCGCCACAATCCATCGTCGCGCCCGCGCCGTCGTCCCAGAGCGCCTCCCCATAGACCTGCACGTCCAGGATCGTGGTATTGGCCGGCAGGACGGCCTCCGCCGTGTACGTCGCCGACCCGGCCGCAGCGGCCGCCTCAGTGATCAAGAACGACTCGCTCAGGACCGGCCAGGCGTTCGCATCGACGCCAGTTGTTTTGTTGAGCTCGGCCCCAGTCGCCGTCACGGCGATGGAGTCCACCCGCCAGGTGCCGTCGAGCACCAGGGCATTGTCAGTGCCGACGGCCTGCTCGAAGTAGTTGTCCACCGACTGAAGCGCCCACCCGATCGGCTGGCTCAGCAGAATCGCCAGCAGCGCCAGGCCAACGGCGTGTCCCACGTGTCGCACGTATCGCATCACCCTGCCTCCTTCGTCCGCCGATGACGCTTACGCGTTCGCCGGCGAGCTCGCCTGCTTGATCGCGCTCGTGCCGCTCACCGCGTGACTCGTCACCGGCCGCGTGCGGCTCCGGTACCGGATCGCCCAGACCGATTCCAACGTGCTCGACGTGCCGCGCTCGGGCACGGCCTTCACGTACCGCTGCAGCGGGCGTTGGATGTCGAGGGCCACGTCCTCATCGGAGGTGCCGCTCGCGATCTGCGCGGCCGACGCATACTCCGCGAACGTGCTGTCGTCGTCCGATCCCGCCGCCTTCAGGATGTTGTTGGCGTTCGCCGTCCCGTACGACGTAATGAACGCGACCCCGTCGTAGCCGCCATCCTCAGCCATGTCGACGGACGTGCACGTCACGTCGCCCGTGCCGGCGGTCGTGTGATCGGCGACCTTCGTGATCTTGATGTGCTCGGTGAGATATCCGGCTCCCAGCATTGGCGTCTCTCCCCTACGAAAAGGCGGGGCGGCGCTCCCGCCCCGGTCTGACGACTGTCTCACGCGCGACTAGGCCGCGCTGTTCTGCCACGCCTTGATCGCACCGGCATCGATGAGCCCGCCATCGGCCCGCATGAAGCCGATAATGCCGACCTGGCCATTCTCGATATACAGCTCACGTAGGACCGCGATACGCAGGGCCGTCACCCGCCGGATGTAGTACGCCGACCCCTGGCCGAAGAGGATCGACTCCACCGACGCCGCCATGTCCGGCATGTGGTTGTTGATCACGACCGGATGCCCCAGCAGCATCTGGACGGTGTCCCCAGCAGAGACCGCGTCCTGCAGGAGATAGCGGCCGTTGCCGTCTTTGAGCAGCGCGATCGCGAGCGCGGTGGCGTCGCTGAACATCCACCGCGCGCCATTGCGGTAGGCGATGTCGAGGCTGTGCTTCGCCCGCTTCAACTCATCGAAGTCCACCGTCGTGGCGTGCCCGGTCGAGCCCTGCCGTCCGACGGACACCCCGACCTGCACGCCTTGCGGTTCGCTCACGCCGGTCCCGAGCGTGAACTTCCGGTTCTCGTGGCGGCCGACGCGCGTGCCGATGTTGCGCGACAGCCACGGCACGATCGGAAACGACGCGTCCTCCTCGAGCTGCATCGAGAACTTGATCACCTTGGAGCTGAACACGTAGGCCCGGAGGACCTTCTGTCCCATCGCCTTGTCGGCGCCGCCGGTGTGCGACCCCTCTTCCGCGACGATCGCGCCCTCATTGGCGGTGTCATCCTCGGTCGCGATCGGCAGATCCGCCCCCGTGGAGGTGTTGATCACCGACGCGCCGAACGCCTCCACGCCGCCGAAGAATTGCAGCGCTTCGATCACTTGCCCGTACATCGACGTGTCCGGCACCACGGTCGCGCCCCCCACCGTCAGGCCGAGGGTGCTCATGTCTCGCCGTTCCCCCGTGATGTCCAGCGAGGAGGGCCCGCGCCCTTCGAACGCCGCGCGGAGGAAACGCCGAATCTGCTGATCCTGCGTGGGGTCTTCCCCTGTGTGGTCTCCCCCTGGGGGGACGCGTGCCGTGTCGGGCAGCGTCGTCCGCTCTTCGCGGTCGAGCTCCTCCTCGCGCGCGATCTGCGACCCGAGCGCGCGGGCGTCGGTCAGCATCTGGCGGACCTTGGCGTCGTCCTCGGCGGACAGGGGCTTCTCGGTCGTGCCCGTCTCGTTGAGCGTGCGGGCGTCGGCGAGCAGCTTCTGCCGGCGGTCGCGCAATACCTGGATTTCCTGCTGATTCATCGTCTACTCCCCTAAAGGTCCGCTTCGGCGAACAGCAGCTCGCGCTCCCGTGCCTGGGCGGCGAGAACCGACCGATCGAGGTACGCGCGCGCGCGGTTTCGCGCGGCGATGGAGGTCTGCGGATAGGCCGGATAGGTCACCGGCGCCACGTCGAAGAGCTTGACGTCCTGGATCGTGCGCAACGGAAGCTCCAGCGAGTCCGGATCGTCGGACTCCTCCCAGGTGTCTTTCCGTACCAGAAAGGCGAAGCTCATCCCGCTGATATCGCCGCGCTCGACGAGCGTCACGACGTCCCGGCCGACCGTCGTGTCCGGCGTCGTGATGGTGGCGCGGAGGCCCGTCGTGTCTTCGGCGAGCGCGAGCGTCTTCGCCGCGGTGCGCCCGAGGACGAGGTCGGGGTTGTGGTTGAAGAGCGCCCGTACGTCGTCTTCCTTCACCGCCTTCGCGAAGGCGCCCGGCGCGATCTGCTCGCGGAACCACCGACCGATTGTCACGATTTCGTTGAAGACGGCCGCGTAGCCCTCCAGGATCGCGGGCGCGTCCTCATCGCCCTCCGCGCGCCGCGCCACAGTGCAGACGAGCGTCCGAAGCTCGTCCTGATCGGCCACGGCGGGGTCGTGACTCCCCGCGCGGCTGTCCATCCGCAGCGCCAGATACGCGAGGTAGCGGTCGTGCGGACGCGAGACCATCAGGCCACCTCCCGCGCGGCGTCGTCGCCGGCGTCGTCGTCCTCGTCCCCAGGCTCTGGCTCGGGGTCCACCGGGGCCGGCGCTGGGTCCGGTGCGCTCGCTTCGGAAATGGGCACCATCGTCCCGTTGACGAGATACGCATCGCCGCCCTCGTCGGCGGGAATCTGGTCGTCCATGTCGAGCATCCGCCGCCATTGGTTGGCGCTGATGACCCCGTTCTGCCGCTGCTGCGCGAGCGATTGGTTCATCGCGGTGAAGTCGGCGGTCGACAGCGCGGCCGTGACCCAGAACGCGAAGTGCGTGTTGAACGACTTGGCGTTCAGGAGGTCGCGCGCGATCGCCTGCTGCCACATGACGAAGTGCGGCATCAAGTCGCCGACCCACTGGATGCCGAGGTGTTCGATGTTCGAAAAGGTCGCCTTTTCGAGGTCGTTGATTTTGTGGGCCGGCACGCGGTACACGCCGGCGATCTGCGACCGCGTGAACTTCAGGCTCGCGAGAAACTCCGCGTCCTTCGCCGGCATCTGGATCGACTTCCATTCGAGGCCGCGATCGAACACGGCGATGCGATGGAAGTTCTTGCGGCCGGCGAGGATGTCGTTCAGGTCCTTCTTCACCCGATCGGCGGCCGTCTTGTCGAGCTTCTGCGCCGTGTGGACGGCGCCCGCGGCCAGCATGCCCTGACCATAGAACCGCGCGGCGGACTCCTGCGACGCCAGCGCCCAGCCCATCGTCTCGCGCAGCACGCGGATCGGACTGCGGCCCCGGTACCAGGGCCGCGCGTTCTGGCGCAGGTGGAAGATCGGCGGGGTCAGCGGGTCGAAGATCCACGTCTTCGGCTTCTTCCCGCCCCCGAGGTCGTACTCGTAGGTCAGCCGCCCGTTGTCGATCGCCACCTTCATCCGCCACGGCTCGAGCGGCCAGAGCTCGACCGTGTCCCGCTTGCGGAGGATCTCCGCGAAGCCCTCACCCCAGAGGTTCACGGACCCCTGCATCAGCTCCTTGAACTCGTACGCCGTCATGGCCGGGTTCGCGAGGTCGTGGAGCGCGTGGTACACCGGGTGGTTGACGTCGTCCTCGCGGGTCCCATCCGGCAGGCGCCGCTTCAACTTCAGCGGCGTCCGGGCGACGTCTTCCTTGATGACCTTGTCGCAGGCGTACACCGCCGGGATGCCCTCGGCGGTCCGCTCGGTCACAGACACACCCGAGACGGTGGGCGCGCCGCCGAGCGCCGAGACAAGGGACTCGGAAGGGTTCTGTGAGATGGACTCCGGCCCGACGGTGTCGAAGCGGTGGTCGACGAGGGCGCCCATGAAGCTCATGCGCCATCCCCCCCGGGCCGGTGGCGCCGGCGGGCCTCGAGCGCGTAGCTCATGCCGAAGCAGGCGACGCCGAGCCAAATCAACGCGAGCGGACTGCCCCACGTCAGCGCCACGCCGCCCCCGATGAGGAGGACCCCGGTGAGCTCGAGGAGCATCGGGGCGTGCGCGCCAACTGACGTGAGGAAGTCCAGCACCGCCGCCATGGTGCCGAGTGCGGCGCGAAAAGGCTAGGGGGTTGTTCCGAGGAGTAGGCGTCTGATGGCGTATGGGGGTATCTGTGTGTTCGTTACGGCGGGTCCCGGTACGGTGTCTGCAGTCGCCGCAGCTCCGATTCGGTGATGCGCAGGGGCCGATTCGCCAGACGCACGACGTGCACCAGGCCTTTATCGGCCCAGCGTCGGAGGGTTTCGTACGAGATGCCCAGGCGTTCGGCCGCCTCTGAGAGCGACATCATCCGATCTGGTGTGCTCATGCGTCGCGGCTCCCCGTCAGTAGGTGGTCGATCCGAGTTGCTGTTTCAGTGCCGCAAGCCGCGCGAGGTCCGATCCGTGCCAGTCGTGGACGTCCTCGAGGATGCGGGCGCACCGCACGGTCTCGAGGCCGAGCCGGCGGCCGATCTCGGCGCGCCGCATGCCGATCAGCACGTGGTCGGTCCGCCCGGGTGGCCGGCACGTAATGAGCGGCGTCTGAATCCCGTGGTGAAACACCGACACGATCAGCCGGTCGTAGTCGGCCTGGTGGTCTGGCGTCCGAAATTCGTACGGCCGCCAGCAGAACGAGACGCGCTCGCCGGCATAGCCGAGCACGAGCTCGCCGAGTGGCACGTCGACGAGCTCGATCGGGATCGGACCGGTCATGCGTGCACGCCCCCTTCCCCCTGCGCGATCGCCTGATTGAGCTCGGCGTCGGCGTCCGCGTCACGGATCGCCGCGTCCTCGGCCATCGCCAGGGCCACCTGCCCGTCGATCTTCTCCGACGACTTTTCCTTGTCGGGCCGGATCTCCCCGAAGTGGCCCTTGCGCACCACCAGGTTGTCGGCCATCCAGGTGAGAATCGGGTGCCCGCCATGGCACAGCCGGCGCGTGGTCACCACCGTGTCGAGTCGCCGCAGGGCCTCGTTGAGATTGAAGCCCTGGCCCGTCTTCACCATCTCGATCCCCTGGTCTTCAAGATGGAGCCGCAGCTGGTGCGCGTAGCGGTCGTCATACGCGAGCTGGCGCACGCTCCACTGCTCGCAGAGACCCGCGATGAGGGGCTCGATGACGTCGTAGTCCATGACGTCGCCCTCGAGGACCTCGAGGACGCCGGCGCGGAGCCACTGCTCGTAGGGGCGATGGGGATACTTGTCGAGCGCGGCTTGCGGGAGCCAGAACCACGATCGCACGACCTGGCGGCCATCCTCGAGCAGCCACAGCAGCACGAACGCCGTGAAGTCGTCGTTCTTGCCGAGGTCGAGGCCGCCGTAACAGGGCGCGCCCACCAGGGCCGCGTCCGGCACGACGGCGCCGCACGCGCGCCACTTCGCCGCGTTCCAGTACCGCGTGACCGACTGCGTCCAGACGCAGAAGTTCAGCCGTAGGATGTCGTTGGTCTCCCCGGCGATGTTCCTCGCGTTCTGCACCTGGCGCGCCAAGTACTTCTCCGTGACCGACACGCCCATGAGCGGATTCGCCTTGATCCAGGTCGACGGGTCTTTGAGCGGATCCTCGTCCTGGTCGAGCGTGCAGACGTAGGCGAACCACTGATCGTCCTCGAGCACGCCCTCGAGGATCTTCCGGCTGTGCTCGTGATGCTGCCAGCAGATGGACGTCCGATCGAACCCGCTGTTCGTGATCTCGCCGAAGAAGGGTTGCTTGCGCCCCTTCGCGCCGGCGCGCGTCTTGTTGACGATGTCCGCGTTCCGGTGCTCGTGGACCTCGTCGAGGAGGCCCATGTGCGGCTTCGGCCCACTCTTCGCGCCCTGCTCGCGGCTGAAGGGCCGAAAGAACGACAAGGTCTTGGGGTCGTAGATGTTATTGACCGTCTTCACGAGCCGGCGCGCCAGGTCGGGCGACGCGTCGACCATGTGCTCGGCATACGAGAACATCACGCGCGACTGATGGCGGTCCGATCCGGCGGCGTAGATTTCCGCCGCCAGCTCCTGATCCTCGGTCAGCCCATAGAGCCCGATCCCGGCGAAGAGCGGCGTCTTGCCGTTGCCCTTCCCCATTTCGAAGTAGCCCTCGCGGAAGCGTCGGTACCCGTCAGCGCCCTTCCAGCCGAACACGGACCCGATCAGAAAATCTTGCGCGGGCGCGAGCAGGAACGGGGCGGGCCTGTCGTCAGGGCCCGCGATATCAGGGAGCTTGAGGACGAGCTCGAAGAAGTCGATGACGTAGTTCGCGGCGTCCTCGTCGAACACCCAGCCGCGCGGGTGCCCGCGCCGGCGCGAGGCCTGCTCGCGGTCGCGCAGATGACGTTCCGCGGCCAGGCGGACGAGCGGCCCGGCCACGATCGGCGCCTCGGCCTGGCTCAGGCGCTCACCGAGCACGCGCAGCGCGTAGCGATCGGCGCGGTGCGTGAACTGCCGCGCGAGCTTACTTGACCCGTGTGAGACGTCGCCGCTGCTGAAGTGCTTCGAGCGGCGTGACCGTCCCTGGGATCGGTGGACTGTTTTTGCTGCCATCTGGGATTCTGACGCGCCCCCGCGACGCGGGCGTCAAGCCGAATTCGACGAGATACTGCCGCAGCGAGTTGTCGTGCTGGCGGAGCTGCCCGAAGCCTGGGTTCAGCTTACGCTCGCGCACGACCGTGCGATTGGCGCCCTTCCCCTTCGTCGTGACCTTCTCGAGATACACGTCCTCCGTCGCGAGCGCCCGCTCGAGCCGCCACGCCCGCGCGTGCAGTCGACAGTAGCGGGCGAGCACCGCGTCGTCGACCGTCGACAGCGTGCGCATGTCGCGCAGCCGTGGAACCATCCGGTTCCACTCGGCGCGGGCCTCGGCCGGGAGGTCCTTGGGCACCACCGGATCGCCGACCGGCGGCTCCGGCTCGCGAAACTCGTCCACCGCGCCGTGACGGTCCGCACGGAGATTGCCGGCGCGCGCGTGGTCGCCACGCGACTTCCGGTTGTGCCCGCCCGATCGCTGCCCCTTGACGCCCGCCACGCTCCACTGGCCTCTCTAGTTTGCTGACACGCCGCATTTTGCTGTCAAAAAATGCAAAAGTGGGGGACGGGCACTAACGCCCAATCCGCCCAGCGATTTTTTATCCCCCCTACCCCTTCTCATCCTCCACGGCCTGCTGGCGATTGCAGCGGTAGCAGAGACTGACCAGCGCGCCGCCGATGAACGCCTCCCAGTCGCCGTGATGCGGGGTCACGTGGCCCGCCACCGTCGCCGGCGCCCCGCAGCGCGCGCAGGCCGGGTACGCGGCGAGTTGCGCCGCGCTGCGGGCGCGCCAGGCCGGCGCCCCGTACCAGCTCGTCTCGCTCGCCGGCCGCTGACGGCCGCGCGCCCGTTCACAGCGCAGACACCGCCCGCGGACGAGTTGGCCGCAGCGCCGGCACCGTCGGAGCGCCGCGCGTGGCGCGGTCATCAGCGTCCTGCCCCTCTCAGGCCTGACCCCATCGGAGTTCGATGCGTCGCTGCGACGTGGGCCACGATCGCCGCATCCTCGAGACCCAGGCCCCCAGGACGACCTGGGCGGCGCCCGGTGGGCTGACGACGCCCCCCCCCCCACGTGCCGCGCCGCGTACGGGGCGCGTCGGGCGCGCCGTGATGGCCGCGGCGCCACGGGGCGCCGGTGGCAGCGCCGGCCGCGTCTGCATCGTCTGCAGGAGGCCGCGCGCCTCGTCCGGAGTGTCGCACTCGATGACGCCGTCTGCATTCAGCCGATATGGCATGGTCTCCTCCTTAGCCCCAGGTCGGGCCGTCGCCCTTCAAGCGCGTGTCGACGAACGCGACGAGCCGACGCCACGTCTCGGCGGTCAGCTCGATCGCGTGGTCTGCGTTCGTGTCACTGAGGACCAGGCGGTTCCCGCTGGCGGCCGCGTACAGCCCCTCGTCGTCCAGTCGCGTGCCGTCGTGCCGTCGCGCCGGCGCCGTCGGGTGGCGCGGGCGTGCGGGGGCCCCTTGCACAAAGGCCCCGATCTCGTGAATCCCGACGCGCCCATCCGTCATGCGTCGGTCCCCACCGAAAACTGCCGCTGCCCCAACTCCGGGATCTCTAGACACAGGCGCGTCCACGTGTCGGCGGTCATGATGACGACGGGCTGCTCGGTGGACCCGAACGACCCGAGCACCGGACTCCCGTTCCTGCGGAAGGGACAGTGCAGCGCCCAAATGCGAAGTGGTGCGTGATCGTGGTCCGTCCCGCTCATGTCCGCCCCTTCACCAGCGTGGCCGCGAGGCCCACCAGGCCTGCACGCGCCGCCGATAGCCGCACCACTTGGCCTGCCAATGCCACCGGTGCCAGCACGCGTGCGAGAAGCTGCACGTCCACCGGCGCACGTCAGGCGGCCGCCTCGAGCTTCTTCTCGATGCGGGCACGTGTGCGACGATTGCGGAGCCGGAGGCCATACGACCGGATCAGCTCCTCGACGCCGGCATACGAAAGCCCGTAGTGCAGCGAGAGCTTGCGGATGCTCCAGCCGGCCAGGAACTCGTCCACGATGGTTTTCGCGCTCGCCCGCACGACGATGGCGACGATCTGGCAACGTCCCTTCATTGCTCCCCCTCACTGGTCGCCGCGCGCAACGGCCGTCACGTTCCCTCCTCGGCGCGGGCCGCCGCCGCGCGACGCAGTCGTATCGACGCCGTGTTCTGCCCGTGCTGGAAGCCGGTCAGGTAGAGCACCGTGCCCAGCGGGCCCAGCGGGCCGCCCATCAGGCGCGTCAACTGGGTCACGACGCGCGCGCGCCGGGCCTGCCCCGATCGCCGACCGCCGGTCTTCCCCATGCGCCGGTACGCGGCCTCCCCGCGCTTGACGGCCGTCCAGTGTCCATGACAGGACGGCGAGCAGCAGCGCTGCCGCCGGTGCTTCCGCGGCACGTCGAACGCCGTGTCACACCAGGGACAGACCTTCTGGATGGTGCCCTTCATGCCCCCCTCGTGGGCGGCCACGCGCGGGCTGTCGACCTTGAATCCCCTGCTCATGCTCGTCCTCGCACTCTCAATTGCCGGGTGATGGGCTTCCGGTGGCGCCGGATCCCACACGCCGGATCGCTGCAGCGTTCGAAGCAGCAGCCCGTCACGCGGCCCTCCGCTCGAAGAGACTCACGGACCGGATGCGATGGTTCGTCGACCGGCGAAACTCGATCGCCCCGTAGTAGTGCCAGAGCGCTTTCCGGTGCATCGGCCAGGTCGTGTCGAGCCACACCAGGTGGCCGCCCGGCGCCGTGACGGCCGCCAGCGCCGTCGTCGCCCGACCGCGGTCGACCGCGGCGGTGCCGTACCGCGCGGCGTCCTCGGCCGTATAGGGCGGGTCGGCCACGACGAGCTGGAACCGCCGGCGGGTCAGGCGCGCGACGTCATAGACCGAGCCGACGAGCTCGGGGCGGCACGCCGGGTTGCTATCGAGGCGTGTGTATGGGCCCTTCCCCAGCGACCCGCTGAAGGCGTGCAGCGTGTGTGCCGGCTGGATCTCCGGGAAGAGGGCCCCCACGCGGGCGAGGAACGTGCGCGGGAAGGCCCCGTAGTAGCGCGTCGCGTTGCCCCACATCCCGCCGGACTGCCAAATTCCGTACAGCCAGCGGCCGTCGCCGGCGACCCACATCGCATCGGGACACTGCGGGAAGGCCCGCAGGTAGCTGCGAGCCCGCGCCTGGAGGGTCAGCGGATGACGGCTCACGCGCGCCTCGCGCCCTTCCGTGCGACCTTGGCCTTGCCCTTGCGCGTCGGCTTTCCCTTGGGTGCGCGCTTCCCTTTGGGTTTGGCCTTGCCCGTCGTCGCCTTCGCCTTGCCCTTCTTCTTGGCCGGCGTCGCCGGGTCGGCGTCTGCAGACACCTGCGCGGCCGTCGCGGTCACGAGTGCGGGCACGTCGAGGCGCAAGCGGTCCTTGGCGACTTTCATCACCTGCGCCGGACTCACGAGGTGGATCTTGTCGAGAAATCCGGCGAGGAAGATCACGCGGAGCACGCGATCCGCCGTGCGTGGTCCCGGCAGTGCCATCTCCGCCGCGGTGACGTCCCCCGAGCGCAGGGCGGACAGATCGAGCGGGGCGTCCCAGCCCTCCTTCAGATCGGCCAGGACCCACGCGGCCACGCGCGCCGATGGGAGCGTCGCCACTTTTCGCGCGAAGGCCTGCCGCACCGCGGGCTTGGCGGCCTCCCAGGCGGCCTCTTCGCGCTGTCGTCGCGCCGCCTGTTCTTCCGCGCGCGCAGCCTCCTGCCGGTCGCGAGCGGCGCGCCCGCCGCTGGCCGCCTTGGCGTTGCGCGCCTTTCGCTTCGCCGCCATCTCGGACTTCCAGTGGACCTCGCACTGGTCCTTGGCGGTGCAGATGTCGAACGCCTCCCCGCGGCGCGGGCCGGCCACGACGACGCCGAGGATCGCGTGGTCGCAGGTCGGCGAGTCGACCGCCCGGGCCCGATCGTCCGTCGACGTGCCCACGGTGCCGTCGGCGAGCTTCCAGGCGTCCCGGCCGTACGTGCGTTCCGACGCGCGCGCGTCGTTGTCCACGCGGTAGCTGTAGGTGATGGGCACGTATTTCTTGCCGCGGCCCGGCGCCGCGAGCGCCGCGTCGACCTGCTCGGCGACGGCGCCGAACTCGAGGGGTGCGGCTGCGGCCGCGTGCGCGACGTCGAGGCGGACGTGGTCGTCGATCCACCGCTCGAGCTCGCGCACGGTCACGGGCTTCAGCGCGCGGTAGGGGTCGCCGCCGGGCTTCGGCGTGCCGTCCACGTCGTCCCAGTCGTCGTCGTCGTCCTCGTCGAGGAAGGTCCGCTCGCGGTTGATCTCCCAGAGGCCCCCGGCGACGCCACGGCCGCCGGCGCCGTACTGGCGG